CTCGACCGTGTCGAAGCCGGCCAGGAGGAACTTGTTGACCGTGCTGGACAGGATGCCCGAGATCGAGTGGGTCGCCCACGCCGCGGCCAGGATCGGCCGAAGGGTGGAGGCGTTCACACGCCGGGGACCGTCGTAGCCGTTGGACACGGCGGCCTGGATCAGCACCTCGCCCAGGCTGATCTCGCGGCGGGCCTTGTGGGCCGCCTCGAGCACCTTGGCGTCGTACTTCTTCTCGATGCCCGGCAGGTTGCCCTGCAGGGCGAACGAGGCCTCGATCACCTCGGCCGTCGGGGCCACGTTGGCCACGACATGAACCGCCGGGGAGCCGGGCCGCTCGTCGCGGGTCGCCTGGAGCTTCTCCATCTTTTCGAGCCTTTCGGTCATGGCCTCGAGCTTCGCCACCAGAACGCTGGTGTCGGCCTCGACGGCAGGGGTAGAAACGGGCTCCACGGCGACCTCCGCCGTGGCCGCCACGACCGCGGTCTCGACGACCTCGTCCGTGGGCTTGGTGGTGGCGTCAGCCGCCATAGGGATCTCCTCTGCCGCTTCTGCGGCGATTGAGACGGCCGTGCTGCGGTCGGCCCCTAACGTGACGAAAGACGTCTCCCGCAGCGTGGAGGCGCGAACGATGCGGACAGGCCCCTGGAGGGTCTGCCCGTTGACGGAGGTGATCTGGTCTTCACCAAATCGCAGGTGGCGGCCCACGTCGGCACCGACGCTGGCCTGCCACTGGTAGCCGGCGGCCGCGAGGGCGAGCACCTGGCGGGCGTTGTCGTTGTCGGCGAGGATCTCGCCCTCGACGATCAGCTGCCCGCCCTGCACGCTCGGCGTGCCCTGGCCGAGGATCGACCCGATGGCGTAGTCGTGGCCGACCACGATCGGCACGGTCTGCGGCAGCGTCATGCCGGCCATGTCGATGACCACGGGCTCCCGTGACCACGACTGGCGGATCGGCGCGCCGGTGTAGGCGACGATGCGGAACTTCCGCGGGCCGGCCGAGGCTTCGCCGTCGGCAGCCTGCAGAAACTCCACACCGCTCGAGAATGCAAGTTTGTCGCTCATAGCCAGATGAACTCCCCGAAGGTTTCGATGGCGTCGTCGTAGCCGTCCCAGTCCTCGATCACTGCGGCACCTCCTCCGGCTCAAACGCCGGCACAAATGACGCGGCCGCGGACTGGCTCTGTTCCGCGAAATAGTCGCGGATCACCTTTTTCATCTGGTCGGCGACGGCGGCGCGGTGCGGATCGGCGTCCACACGCCGCATGCACTCCTCGAGCGACGTGTTCATGTGGACGTATTCGGGATTCAGCTCCGCCATGGCCTGGCGAAACTCGTCCTTGACTCGCGTGGTGATCACCCACGTCGTGCCGATGCCGCGCGCCGTCTTGGCCTTCTGGATGATCAGGTCGCGAATGTCGAGGCAGTATTCGATCAGCGGCCGCGTCTGCTGGTGCGGGTCGTTGCCGCTCAGCGCCTGCATGATCCGATCGAAGTCGAACACGACGTCCCGCGGACCCTTGTTCTGTTTGACGTAGGTCGACTTGCCCGACGCCGGGGCACCGTGGACGACCACGGCCTTAACGTTCGTGACGGGCTGCGATGCTTCGACCGGGTCTTCGCCGTTCTGCGGCGGAGCCGGGGCGGCCTGGCCGGCAGGTGCCATCGACAGGCCCAGCTCGCCCATCAGCGCCCGCTCGGCAGCGATCTGCCGCAGCTCGACATCCCACCGCTTGCCCTGGCGGGCGTACTCGCTGGCCAGGGTCGTGGTCAGCGTCCGCAGCCGGGTTTCGCAGGCGTTGGCTTCTTTGCCGGGGTCGACGTGGTCTTTCCCGTCCCACACCCAGGCCCAGTTCCACTCGCTGAACGGCGGCAGGCCGTCGGGGATCACGCCGGCCAGGCTGGCCTCGTTCACCCAGGCCGCCAGCACACGGTCGAGGCAGATGCGCTCGAGGTGGTCGCGGTCGACCCGCTGGTTGACGGCATAGACCTGGTGGTCCATGCGGCCGGAAGCGTAGTTGTAAGATGAGCTGTCGAGCGCGGCGACGTTGTACGGCAGCTGCAGGCAGCGGGCGATTTCGTTGAGGATCTCGCGCTTGAAGTCCTTGTAGGTGCTGGTCGGCTGCTCCGCCTTCAGCTGCGAGATGTCCCAGCCCTCCGGCAGGGTCACCAGCGACCGCTTGCGGATCTCCAGCTCGGCGAAGCTGTCGACCTCGTCGACCTCCGCGGCCGGGGAGTTGCTGTGGATGAACGCCGCGAAGTCGGCGGCGGTCTCGGCGGCCGCGATCACGGCCTCGGTGTAGCGCCGCAGCTGGCCGAACAGCCGCAGGGCCGGGGCCACTTCGGGGTATCCACGGTTCTGCCCGGGCCGCACCCGGCGGAACCAGTGGATCATGGCCGCGGCCGGCACCCGGCGAAACTCCAGCGTGTTGATCCGGTAGTTGCTGCCCGGGTGGTAGTTCAACACCTGGTAAGCGATTACGTTGCCGGTGGCGTCGAACTCCATCCCGTCGACGGTGTTTCCCTCGACGGTGATCGACTGGGCCATCAGCTCGGTCGGCGTGGCCACCATCTCGGCCTCGACCAGGCGGAGGTCGAGCTGGACGCCCGGGAGGCGGCCGTTGTTGATCATCATCCCGAAGGCCTCGCCGTCGGTGACGATCGCCTCCCGCATGGTCCGCAGCTTCGCCGGCAGGTCGATTAACGTTCCCCAGTCGTAGAACGCCCGCTCGACGGACCGGGCCGCGTCCACGTCGCCGATGTCGAGCTGGAGCCGGGGGCCGGTGCCGACCAGGTCGCCGGCCAGCGTGGCCGAGATCCCGGCCAGGTAGGAGTTGTTCACCCGCTCATGGCGGGCGCGGTTCCGCATCGTGCGGCGCTTTTCCGGCGACAGGGCGGCGTCGGCACTGAACGCATCGGCCCCGGCCCAATGGCGGTAGTCGTCGCCCCGCTCGGCCGCCTCGAACCGGGCGCGGGCCACCGGAGCCACCGGTTGGCGGGGCTGCGTGCGGCCGCGGAACAGGTCGAGGAACGCCATCAGGAAAAGCCGTTGGGGATGATCTGGTTGAACCGCAGGCCACGCTTGGTGGTCGACGCCGCGGCCTTGGCGGCCAGGTACTTGTCGGCCTCGATCTGCTTGGTGATGTCCTGCGCCTCGACCTCGCCCGCGTCGGTGCGGACACGGGCCGGCCCCTTGGCGGTCGATTCGATGGCGTCACGGATCTCGTCGCTCATGCTGCGACGGTAGGCCAGACCGCAGAAAACCCGCAGGGGGTCTGGCTACTGGACGCGGTGCCAGTCGTGCGTGTAACGCTGCACGTTGACGAACCCAAGCCGGCGGGCGATCGCTTCGGTGGCCGGCGAGAACACGGCCAGCGGCAGCTCGCGATCCAGCACACCAGCGGCCGCCAGGGTGGCCGATAGCGCCAAGGCTATACCGGCCCCGCGGTGCCGCTCGTCGGTCCACATTTCGAGCGTCTGCATGTCACGCCAGTCGTGGGTACAGGCCCAGGCCACCAACGCCCCGCGGTCGTGCCACAGAGCGATCGGCGTGGAACTGGACGTCTTGCCGGCCAGCCGGCTGGCGACCTCGGCCTGAAACTCGCTGCCCGGCCACGTCAGGCGAAACTTGATCGCCACGCAGTCCGCGTCAGTAAGACCATCGACGGTGGTCAGCGTGATCATTCGCCCAGTTTGCGAATCTGGATTCGCTTGCCGCCACCGGGTGTGGTCGGGATCGCCACCTTGCGCCGCGCCCGGCCGCCGGCCTCGGTGGCCGCCGGGCTCACGCCCGTGATACTCGCGGCCACCGCCGACCCGACCAGGCAGTCCCACCAGTGGTTTTCGAACCGCGTGCCGGACAGCTTCCACTCGTCCACGACTCGGCCGCGGGCCGACTCGGTCCGCACCGGATACTCGTTCGTCAGGTGGTCCCACAGCATGTCGTGCTCCCCGGCACAGAACACGATCGCTTCCGGGTCGCCCGTGGCCAGCCGCAGCCGCGAGGCCGCGAACGTCTTCCAAAAGTTGGTGTCGTAGGTGACCGACCGCTGGCCCTGGACCTGGTTGATCCGCCAGTTCAGCCCCAGCCGGTCGCCGCGGGCCTTGCCCTTGTCGTTGAGCGCCGGCGACGAGGCCCCGATCCCGCGTCCGTGGCTCGGCAGGATCACGCCCGCGAACGGCGACCGCTTGCAGAACGTCCGCACCGTTTGGGTCGACTTGCCCCAGTTGGCGTCGATCATCAACTGCGAGATCCGCATGGCGGTCCCGTCCTCGCGGGGCCAGTCCCGGCCGATTAGCGTCTGGGTCACCTGCTCGAGGCCGGCCGACAAGGCCGCCTCGAACCCGGCCCCGCCAGCCGCCGCGGACAGCGTCCGCTTGGCGCTGCCCGCCTCAAAAAACGAAACGCCCTGGTCAGGCCACGCCCCGTAGCTCACGACGTGCCCGCCAAACGTGTCGGACCACGACGCCACCAGCCAGAACAGGACGCGGTCCTGGACGTCGACGAACGCGGTAAGCCGGTGGTGGTTGGCCGGCACCGTGCCGCGCGGGACGTTGGTCACCCGGGCCGCCAGTTGACGTTTGTCAAGTTTGTCCGACTCGACGTGATCGGCGACCGGTTGGTTTTGATACTCCGCGAAGAAGGCCGCGTCACCGCGGTCGATCCGCAGGTTCCAGGCGTGCTGGATCGCCGACAGCTCGTCGGTGTTGTGCCGCTCCGGCCAGGCCACCCGGCTGCCGGCGTCCATGGCCTCGCGCCGCTCGGCGTAGAAGGCGTCCGCCTCGGCCGTCCCCGCGCCGCTCCGCTGCCCGGCCCGCCGCAGCTCGCCGTACTCCAGCCACAGATCCTCGGCCGTGGGCCAGTCGTACACCAGCTGCGACCGCTCGCCCTGCCACGCCGGGTGGCGGGTGCGGTCCAGCAGGCGGTCGGCCAGGTCGTCGGTGCGGATCACCGTGATCGTGGTCAGGCCGGCGATCTTCGATCCCGGCCCGGCCAGGCCCAAAATCGCCCCCGACAGGATCTTCTCCCGGGTGGCACACTGCGACGGGCTCGCCGCCGATTCGTCGGTCTGCGGGTCGTCGATCAGGACGAGGCTCGGCCGGATGCTCGACCCGTCGGGGCGGGTGTGCTTCAGGCCGCGGATCCGGCCCGTGATGCCAGCCACACGCACGCAGGCCCCGGCCGACACGCTGCCCTTAATCCACGGCAGCGTGATCTGGTCGGCCGCCCACTGCATTTCGGTCGGCGTGCCCTGGTACGTCTGCCCCTTGGCCCGCTGGGCGATCCGGTCGAGGCACCGCACCGGGTAGCAGGCCTCCGGGAAGTCCTCGGCCAACGTGTCGTTGTTCTCGATCTGGGCCTTCAGGCTGTCGGCCATGGCGCTCGCGATCGTCTGGTCGGCCCCGACCAAAACGATGAACTGCCGGTGGCCGTACAGCATGGCCCACAGGCAGGCCGCCTCCGACAGCGTCGTCTTGCCCGACCCGCGCGGCATCGCGAACGCGAACAGCTCGCCCCGGAGGACCGCCCCCTCGATCTTGGCGATGGCGGTCAGGTGGTCGGGCGACCAGGCCAGCGGGAACAGGTCGGCCAGGTAGGTCTCGCAGAACGCGCGGAAGTCGAGGCGGCACGACTCGCGCCGCTTGGGATCGGCGACCGGCGGCATCTCGCCG